CCAGATAGACCTTCACAGGCATGTAATGCAACTTTATGGAACTTATTAATGTCTAGTGGTTCGCGTGTTCCATCACGCTTCGTTACTTGAATCATCTTGCCTCTTTCTTAGAATCAGTCTACTATCTTCGACGGACCATGTAAGTGTGTCACCTTCGGCCCACTCTAACTCTCGCATCATCTCATCGGGAAATACTATATATGCGTTCCCATATACATCTTCTTGAACTTCACATCTATAACTCACGGCAGCTTTCTCTCAAACTCTGCTTGTGCTGCCATGCTATCGAGCGCTAGTTTAACATCAGGGAAGTGATAAGCGATAATCTCCCAGCACTGTTCAGCAACAATACGATGTTCTTTCTGAGTTGCCTTATCCATACGCAGCTGGCAGTAGTGAACCCAACTACGGAGGGATCCTGACATAATCATGACCGACTCAGTACACCCTTCCGGAAGAACACTACGAGCCTGTTCCTTTGCAATCCCGTTTGAAACTGCCCAAGTATACGCTGCAAACGCCTGATCGGTCAACTGCGCTTGCTTCATGTTCCATTCTTCGGTCAGCCTTAAATCTTCAACCTCGATCGAGTTTTGTCGATTACTTTTATCTTGAAGTCTGGCTTCTCGTCTAACAAAGCCAAGATCTGCCGTTGGATCGGCGTAACGCTGAGAGTATTCTTGGAATGAGAAAGAACGATGTCTAAGAATCTGGCGAGCGATATCTCGTGTTGTTCTGATTTGCATTGAGACATGGACCATCTCCAAAGGTGACCAGTGCTGGTTCTTAATAAGATACTGAACCAGCTTAGGAGCTGTAGCAGTGTTGTTTTGATTTGACGGATTTGATACTCGAGCACACCACGCCACTAGCTCATTAGCGGTGTTACAGTCAGTATATGCGGATGGCTTCGTGATGCCAATTAGATTCACTTCACTCATTGTTCGAATATTGCCTTCATTTTCTCGCGGGTGGATTGGGTAGCCTTCAAGCTAATCGCTGCATCATATACCCTATCAATATCTCTGTCAACTACACCCTGAATAATATCTTGCCAGTAAATCCTAGCAACGGCGTCTAGATATTCATCTACTGTCAGGTCTAAATCATCACTCATGATATCCAGTACTCCTTACCCATACCATACATCTCCCGATGCCTAAGCAACTCTCGCATGATGTCGTCATAGTTGTACGACATAGTTACCACCATAAACATACTCTCAATATTTACGTCTTGGTAGTACCTGAGGACAAACTGCCCACTGTGGTCTAATACAATTGCATAACCATTTGGTAACATTAGATATGATCCAGTGCTTCTAGCTTGTCCTGATACTCAGCGATCTGAGCCAGCTCGAGTTCGATAGCACCCATGAAGTCTGTGTGGTCATGAATAGCTGTGGGGTTGTCGATCATAATGCGGATGTTCAGTACATGCTTCTCGATGTTAGCTTCAAACTGCTTGCGCAGGGTCTTTAGGATTTCATTTCTCATTAGCTATTCCTTAAATCATTGTCGAAGTACACAGTTTCAAGTATCCATTCAATCAAAAGCATCTCATTCTTATCATCACGGTTGAGAGCTTCACTATATTTCTCTTCGAGCCACTTCATGGCTTCATCGTAACTTGCGTTCATATAAAGTCCTCCAACGTAGCAGAAGTCATACCAATGTGATAGGGCTTCTTCCTGCGAATCATATTTTCAATCATGTTACGTGTACCACGGGACTGTCCATCCCAGATTATAATAGCAGCATCAGCGTACTCAGCCATGGCCCTATTACGCTGAGGGCCAGCAGAGTTACCGAAGCGGATCCAGTCGGCGGGCATTTCTTTGATGGGGACATTGTTGGCAATTGCCCACCGCTCACCAAGACGGTCTACGCCGGTGGCACAGCCACTAACTACCTCAGTTATGTTATAGCCCGATCTCTGTATAGTGTTAACAACTAACTTGTAGTCATCCACACTACGTGTACCCGCAATAATAACTTTCATGTTAAACCTCGAATGTCTTCACCTTCTGGAAACGAGCAATCTTTACGTATCCATCAGCCTTGATGTCGTTTACACGAGCAAGAGCATCATAATACTCTACATACTGCCCATCATTATACCACCAGAAGTAGTCCCATGGTGCCCAGGTACGAGGAGCGCGCTGATACTCTACGAGCCATTGGTTACCGATGCGGAAGATGCGAAGCTTCCGTACAGTAATGAAATCATATTCAACGCCAAACTCGTTATCAACAAGCTCTGTCATTTGTCTAGTCTTTCTAGTCTGTGTAGCAGGTTACCAATCTGCGTGTGCTCTCGCTCGGTCAGTCCCGTTGCGCTTTGAGCGTAGTGAATCAGAGCGCGCTTAATCACAGAGTAGTCTGCCTGAGCAAATACAGCTCTGGAGCGCTCTACTGCCATGCCGTATCTTACAGCGTGTGCAGTGTCCTCATCGAATTCATTCATAGCCGTTCCCCATTAGGTCATATAGTGTTGGATCAAAGTAGATCTTAGCAGTCCGCTCACCTGATATAGATACCACATTAGCATATTTCTCAAAAAAGTCAACGCCTTTAATTTCTTGAATCAAACGTTCGTAATACGGAACCATATCTTCATTATAACACACCCAGGTGATTGGTTCCTCCGGAAGACTGAAGATAGCCCTCATGACCTTGGTGTTGACTCGTTCTAGCACTTCTTCCATTGCACCATCCTCAGTGTGGCCTCGAGGCCTTTGTATGTGTTATTGACGATCATGTTATGCACTTGGCGAGGAGTATATCCTGCTACTACCATATCATTTATATCTTTGTATTCTAGGCCATCTGGCCAGATGCAAACACTTTTGCCTACCTCGATAGCCTTCTCGATCTTCTTGACAGTGTCTTTGTTTCTAGGTTCGTTATCATAAACAATCACAATGTCTTCGTCGTACATACCGAGGAAGTCGAGCTCGGATAGGATGTCTCCACCACAACTTGCAATACCGTTGTCCAGGAACAGACTATCGATAGGACCTTCAACGCAGAACACTGTCTTGTTCTTATTAAGTGTATCGAGCCCGTAGATTCTCCCCTTGTCTTCTCTGAGCATAATCGTTATATACTTAGCGGAGGACTTGCCGAATGACCTACCCTGGAAGCCAAACATCTCACCATCTTCATCGAACAGTGGGATCACGAGCCTTGGTTCATCGTTCTCCAACGACTCTGGATCAAACTTATCAGGGTATACAGTGTTCACCCAGTTCTTGAACTTAGGACAGTAGAACAACTTATAGTGGGACTTTGCAGGGATCCGCCTCTTCTCAACGACCCATAGACGTACAGGATGTTTGATATCCAGCTGGGAGATCTTCTTTAACTTCTTAAGCGGACTTGTGTCGAACACAGGAAGCTGCTGTTGAAACTGTTCTTCCTTGGTAGCAGCAACCGTGTTGTTAGCTTCCCTGTACTTCTCCATCAAGTATCTCTTGTGAGACTCAATGTCAAACTCTTTCAGAAAGTTACTAAACGAGTTAGAGTATCCACAGTTAAAGCACTTGCATACCAAGAAGCCCTTCTGGCTATGCGGGAACACATGCCACCTTGCCTTGGACTTACTACGCCTAGAGTCACCGCAGATGGGACATCTGGCGTTGAAATGATGTGGAGATGTCTGCTTGAACTTATCAAGTTTGGATGATACTTGGCGTAAAAACACCTCATCCAAATACATACTATTCATACTCACCCTTTATTATTCTCAGGAATCACTTAGTGAGTATACAACAATCTACAATAATGTCAACCGAATATTGTCTGGAAATCGACCTGACCAAGAATAACTCCAATAACAACCGCACCACCAATAACAATCCACATCCACTTTTCCATCGCAGTGATTCTTTCACTCAATGCAGTATGTTGAGCAACAGATTCAGCTCTCATCGCTTTGATTTCTGACATTAATTCGTCATATTGATCATCAATTTGCTGTTTGATTTCACGTTCACCAGAAGAAATTCTTTCGTGTAGTAACTGGACCTTGTCGTCTGTTTCTATTCTACGCTTTTCCATTAGCTCCACTGTCTGCTTCGTTAGCGCGTCATGTGCGGTGATCTTTGTCTCATGAACAGCAAGAAGTTGCGACACAGAGGTGGACACTTCGGTCAGCTTATCAATAGCTACGTCGAAGCGATCCACAATTGTGCCGATCTTGGTTATATCTTTTTGGAGGTTGGTGAAATCTTGCATTACGCGATCGGATCCTCTGGGTCTCTTGACTTAGAGGCAAACTTTTCAATCCCTGTGATGCCAAGGCCAGCAATCACAACCAGCATAACAGCATCGAGGATGTTATCATCCACATCGAGGTTCCACCCCAGATTTGCAACGAACGCGGCCGCAATCAGCAGTGCGAACAGAACAGAGATCACTCTCTTAGATGAAGGCACGCCCTTACCATCAGCCAGAATGCCCTTGATGTATTCCTTCATTTCGCTTTCCTCTCAGATTTAGCATAACGAAGGATTCACATTTACTTCTTCTTGGTAGTTCTCTTAACCTTCTTGACTGCCTCAGGCTTCTCAGCTGCCTTGTTGATTTCTTCGTTAGCAGCTCTGAGCCCCTTTTCAGCCAGGGCCCTAGCTAACTCTAGATCTTCTGCAGATACCTTACCAGCCGTGTTAAGGTCTGCAAGGCCTAACCACTTCTTAATAGTATTCCACATCTTACTTTTCCTTCTTCATCTTTGAACCACGTGATAGTGCATTCTGTGCAAGACGTCTCGCAGCTTGCAGAGCTTGAGGTGAGTTGCCTTCTGTAGCACTAATAGTAGCGAGAGCTGCAATTAACATCAACAGCGCCCTATCATCCTTCATCGAAGGATTGTTAATGAACCTATAAAAATTCTGTACGATGAAGTTGATCAGCTGTTCGCGACCATCCGGAGCTTCATCTTCTTCGTTGAGGAAATCCTCTAGTGTCTTAGCCATTATTTCTTCTTCTCAGCCTCTGCCTTTGCCTTGTCCACCGCTTCCTTGTTTAGGATTAACCATTGCTGGAGTTGTCTGAGCTGCTCGGCGTTTTGTTGGCATCTTGAGTAGTTTCCGATGATTCCGACGAGGGCTGTAGTGTCTGCAACTCCTGAGGGGGTCGCATCAGAAGCTCTGGTGGGGTCGGCATCGTCGGCACGGGCACTAATATCGTGCGTGTACACCCAGCCGTTAGACATAATGTGCTGGCGAGGAACACTACCTTGAGCGATGTCACGGTAAACATATTCTTTTTCCTTTATAGTCTGAACTCTATCCACATACTCGGTAACAACTTGAGTCGAAATCTCACTATTCTTCTTCTCTAAGGCCGCAGCTAGCTCAGCATTCTTTTGACCGAACCGAGCAAGTTCTGCATCTGCGTAAGCTGAACCCTTCGTGTAACCATAAAAGAAGACGCCGACTATGAGAGCTGCGCCTGCTATTAATTTATACGGAAATGGAATCATACTAAGCATTTACATAGCCTTAAATCTTTTGAGAACTCTCTTCTTACCAAGCAGCGGATCGACCTTAGCTACACCAGCAGTTACGTTTGCGGGAGCTTCTTCTTTCATACCACGTATGGCTCCAATCTTCTTACCTACAGCATCTAACTTTTTAGAGTCTACCGGTTTTTGCTTGTAAACCTTACCACCAGACCATGGTTGCGGTGGTTTTACAGGAACTTTGTAAGCCTTACCGGCTTTAACTTCCTCAGACATCTCGGTTGACATATAGTCAGCTGCAGTCTGAATGTAGTCATATGCAAGAGTGATCTTTGATTGCACCCACTCTGGAAGATC